ACAAGCTAACTGTAATTGCGCCTGTACTTATAACTGCAATTTTTCTACTACCGCTAGTTACAACTGTGATTGTGACTGCGCCCCTCCCGACTGCGGCTAAAATTAGATGACCAAATTTGTTGTAACGGCTAAGAATCCTTCTACAGGAGATTCTATTAGGCTCCTCTATAACAATGAAACCAATATTCTCCATACGGAAGCTGGTTTTGTTTTTCATAATCCGTCTATAGCCGCTCAAAACAATACGTTATCTATTCCCTTTTCTAAAGACGCTCCTCTTCGGAAAAGTAAACATGTACAGATCCTCAAGATCCAATTAGGTCTTTCTTGTAATTATTCTTGTGATTATTGTAGTCAGCGTTTTGTAGAACGTGCGCCAGAAACAAGCAAGAAAGACATTGATACCTTCTTGGCAAAGCTTGATAACCTTGAATTTAATGAGGAACGCGGGCTAGGGATTGAGTTTTGGGGCGGTGAGCCGCTTGTTTATTGGAAGACGCTGCGCCCGTTAGCCGAGCGCCTGCATGAGAAGTTTGCCTCATGGAAAAAGAAACCTAAATTCTCGATCATCACCAACGGGTCTATCCTTACTCCCGAGATATGTTACTGGCTGTTAGTAAATAATTTTAGCGTTGGGATAAGCCATGACGGCCCCGGCCAAGCTATTCGTGGCCCCGATCCTTTTGATGACCCCGAACAGAAGAAAACCATCCTAGATTTTTATAAAGCCATGCGTAAAGACAAGCGCATTAGCTTTAATTCTATGCTTACGGCGAGTAACTACAGCCGCAAAGAAATATATGAGTGGTTTGTTGAGCTTACGGGCGATCCGGATGTGATCCTCGGAGAGGGCGGCGTAGTCGATGCCTATGACGACGGCGGTATGAGCAACCTGCTAGATACGAAGAAAAAGCATTTCGAATTTCGTAAGACAGCTTTCAATGACATATTCTCGACTGAGGCCGAAATAGGTTTTCACCTAGTCCCTTTAAAGATAGACGGGTTTATTAAGGATGTTCTTTCTCATAGTCCGTCTATAAAGACAGGACAGAAGTGTGGGATGGATCGGGAAAATACGATTGCGATTGACCTAAAAGGTAACGTAATAACCTGCCAAAACGTGAGTCACGTACAGGTTTCACACAATGGTGAGAGCCACCACGCAGGCAATATTGAAGATATCGAAGCGGTCCGTATAAAGACAGCTACACACTGGAGTAATAGGCCCGCTTGCGCCGAATGCCCTGTCCTGCACATTTGTAAAGGCTCTTGTATGTTTATCGAGGGCGATAACTGGACGGCATCCTGCGACAGTGCTTATTCCGATGCGGTTGTGTTCTTCGCTTTAGCTATCGCTAAGATGACTAACGGGTTTATTCCGACGCTGATAGAGTCCGAGAATCTTCCCGCTGAGCGCATGGATATCTGGGGGGATGTTTTCAAGCACGAAGAAAAGCCAAAAATCAAAGCGTTCCCGGTAAAAGTTGTTTCTGTAAAAAAAGACGTAGAAGGCGTTGAAGTTTACTCAAAGTCTGCTGTAGTGGAGGTTTAATATGAGCGAGGCAAGTCTAATAGCCGCTTTCGCTGCTTTACCCGATGTAGAGTATGTAGAAACTACGCCTTTAGACCCGCCATATACGCCGATTGGAGAGGCGGGTAAATTCTACGCATGTGTTTTGTTTATACCGCCTTCTAGAGTTCCACAGGTTGCCCAGCGTATAGGTTATTACATACCCGACAGAATTGCCGCCGACGACGCAAATCAGCAAGAACTCGTTGATAATATGGTTAATCTGTTCAGTATCTATAAGCCATGATGCAAATCTCTCCCCGAGGTCTGAAACTCATTGCCGACTTTGAGGGTCTGCGGCTCAAGGCTTATCCCGACCCCGGCACGGGGGGTGATCCGTGGACAATCGGGTACGGGACTACTGTCTATCCGGACGGGCGCAAAGTCAAGAAGGGTGATGTAATCACCCAAGTGCAGGCGCTTGATTACCTCAAGCAAGACGTTAAGAAGTTCGCTACGTCTGTTAATCAGCTTGTAAGTGTTCCGCTCAATCAGAATAGATTCGACGCGCTGGTATCTTTTACCTATAATCTAGGTGCAGGAGCCTTAGCTAGAAGTTCTTTACTTCGTAAGCTGAATGCGCGTGAGTACGAAGCCGCCGCTGCTGAGTTCGATAAGTGGGTCTATGCGGGAGGAAGAATCCTTCCCGGTTTAGTGAACCGGCGCAAAGCCGAGCGCGATCTGTTCAAAGAACCCTTAACAAAGGAAAAACCATGAAGTCTTACCTCCTTGCCCGTCTTGCCGAAGCCTCTACTTGGCGTGGCTTTGTCTATATGCTGACTGCCCTTGGTATCGCTCTCGACGCTGCTAAGATAGATGCGCTTGTCGCTGCTGGTATGGCGATCTCCGGTGCAATCGGCGTTTTTGTAGCCGATAAGAAGGCGTAATCCTGATTCGGAACCGCTATGCTTAAAAAGCTAGTCTTTAATCCGGGTGTTAATCGAGAGTCCACTTCTTATGCTGCGGAAGGAACTTGGTATATCTGCGATAAGGTGCGGTTCCGTTCAGCTAAGCCTGAGAAGATCGGTGGCTGGATTCCGGTGTCGTCTAATACATTTCTTGGTACAGCCCGTACCATGTGGAACTGGACAACTAATTCGGGTTATAACAATGTTGGTATCGGTACGCATCTCAAATACTATGTTGAGAATGCCGGCGCTTACTTCGATATCACCCCCCTTCGGACGACCTCAGCCCTAGTATCAAACCCCTTTACAACCAACGGTACAACTACCGTTACCGTCACACATATTGCACATGGCGCTTCTACGGGCGATTTCGTTACTTTTACCGGTGCTGTTGGTTTTAATGGCCTTACTGCTGGTGATCTGAACAAAGAGTTTCAGTTAACCTACCTAACTGCTAATACCTACAGCATTGTCGTATCTACTACGCCTTCCGGTTCCGGGGTGGGTGGCGGCGCGTCTGTATCCGCTGCCTATCAGATTAGTGTAGGGCTAGCACAGGCAACGCAGTATTTCGGGTGGGGAACGGGGGCTTGGGGTAACTCGGGTTGGGGACAAGCTGCGACTACGGGGGTAACTACGCCCCTACGGTTGTGGAACGCGCATAATTACGGGCAGAACCTGATTTACGGACCACGAAGCGGAGCGATCTATTATTGGGATGCTTCTAATCTGCCTACGAATTACAGCAATCGTGGTGTATTACTCTCTAGCCTTGTCGGCGCTTCTGACGTACCACTGTTTCAAAACGAACTACTTATCTCAGATACGTCTAGGTTTGTGCTGGTTTTTGGGACGAACGAGATTGGTTCTGCCACGATTGACCCCCTGTTGATTCGCTGGTCTGACCAAGAAGATCCGCTCCAGTGGACTCCCGCTATTACTAATCAGGCGGGCAGTATCCGACTTTCTTCAGGATCTAAGATCATCGCGGCTATCTCCACGAAGCAGGAGATCGTTGTGTTTACCGACTCGTCCGTCTACTCTATGCAGTATGTCGGCCCGCCTTACGTATTTAACCTAAGCCAACTTGCTGACAATGTATCAGTAATATCTCCGCATTCTATGGTGGTAGCGAACAATATCGTCTACTGGATGGGTGCGGATAAGTTCTATATGTACTCTGGACGGGTGGAAACTCTACCCTGCGCCCTACGAGCGTATGTCTTTAATGACATCAATTTCGATCAGAAAGATCAAATTATCTCGGGTACGAACGAGGGCTTTACTGAGCTTTGGTGGTTCTATTGCTCGGCCTCAAATACTACGGCTACTCCAGATAGGTACGTAGTCTTTAACCATCTTGACCGCGCTTGGTACTACGGCACGATGCAGCGCACTGCTTGGTTGGATAGCGGTATCCGGCAGTTCCCGATGGCAATTAAAGACAGCCGTATTCTTTACCACGAAACTGGTAACGACGATAATACTACGGGCACTCCTGTCGCTATTAACGCATACATCGAGACAGCGGACTTTGATCTTGACGGGGACGGTGACAGAATGACCTTCTGTTGGCGTATGATTCCTGATGTAACCTTTAATGGTTCTACATCTAATGCCCCGCAAGTTACGGTTGTTGTTAAACCGAGAGACTACCCCGGAGTGGGGTATAAACCTGAGTCTCCTGAATCTGTCATTCAGGCAGTTGCAAGCCCTGTTGAACAGTACACCAAGCAGGTTTTCTTACGGTTCCGTGGCCGTCAAATGGCTTTCAGGATCGAAAGTAACACCCTCGGATCACAGTGGCAGCTTGGTAACCCCCGTATCGACATCCGTCCGGATGGTAGAAAGTCGTGACAACGATTGATAGAACTAAGTTAGGGCGTACATATGCCCCGAGGCTTCTCACCCCGCCTAAATCGTGGGATGAGGTCTATCAGAATCAGTTAAACAACGCCCTACGTCTGTACTTTGAGCGGCTAGATAATATTTTTGGTTCCCTACTAGACACTGCGGGGGGTAAGTTTATTTCGTTCCCCCATGGAGCGTTTTCTAGT